CCCTGCTCTACGGGCTCATCGACGCTGAGAAGATCCGAATCCGGCACGCCGCCGCGGCACGCCGCGTTGCCAAGACGCCCGCTCAGCGCGCCGCAGCCCGACTGCGCGGCTCGCGGGAATTCACGCCGAACCCCTTCGGCGACGAGTAAGCCCCCCGCACAGCTCGCCTAGCCTCGCACGTCACGCAGCGCCGGAGCCATGAGCCCCGGCGCTGCCGCGTTGTGCCGCCTGCGCCGCTGTGCGAGCGAGCTGGGCGCAGATAGGCGCAACCGGTCGCGCTGCCGGCTGCCGCGCCGCAGGAGCCCGCTCAGTGCGTCACAGCGCACGCAGCGCGCCGGCAGCGCCTGGGCAGCGCGACCACGCGGCGCCGATGTGGGCGGCTGCGCCCGGTCACGCGCTGACGCAGCTCGCGGCGCTGTGCGAGCGAGCTGGGCGCCGATGGGCGCAACCGGTCGCGCTGCCGGCTGTCGTGCCGCAGGAGCCCGCTCAGCGCGTCACAGCGCACGCAGCGCGCCGGCAGTGGCCGACACCGGCTCGCGACCACGCCGCGCCGATGTGGGCGGCTGCGCCCGGTCACGCGCTGACGCAGCCCCGGGGCGCTGTGAGCGCGCGTGCCGCCCAGCTCTCCGCAACCGGTCGCGCTGCCGGCGCAGCGCGCGACCACGCCGCGCCGATGTGGGCTGCGCCCGGTCACGCGCTGACGCAGCCCGCGGCGCTGTGAGCGCGCGCCTGGCGCAGATGGGCGCAACCGGTCGCCTCGCTGCGTGCCGCGCCGCAGGAGCCCGCTCAGCGCGTCACAGGGCACGCCTCGCAGCGAGCCGGCAGCGCCAGGCGCCTGCTCGCACTCGCAGTGGCAAAGATTCCCGTCAGTAACCCCTTGACAGTCCTATCGTCCTATGCTAGGCTAAGAGCGGCGTCGGAATCGGCGCCGCGATGAGTAGGAGACATCCGCCATGCCCACGAAGACGGCATCCGTGACGACCATCCCGTACCGCAGCGCGACGAGGCAGATCGAAGCTGTGCACACTACCGTGATCGATGGCGCTATCTGGGTCTGCTACACGCAGTATGCCGCGCAGAGCAAGACGGTGCGCAGCGCGCTGGGCAAGGGCATGACGCCTCGCGCCGCGGGGTATCGCAGCATGCCGCGCCACATCCTGGCGCGCCTGCGCCCCGACGACGTCAGCGCTGCCCATCCGGCATGGAATCCGGATTGGCTCAGCGGTTGGAGGCAGACCACGTATCAGCAACTGGTCCGCGTCATCGAGCGCGATGCAACGACGTTGCAACCGCCCGCAGACGAGCCCTGGGGCGCGAGCGGCGAGCCGGCGTTCGGGCTGCCGGACGCTGCCGGCATGGCGCGGCTGTATGCGCGCGTCGCCGCAGCTCGCGCGGCACTGGTCGACGCCCATCCGGTCGCTGTGCGCATGACGGGCGAGATCGCCGAGATCTCGCACAAGATGTTCAGGGATTCGCGCTGGGATTGCATCCGGTTTGCCGGCAGCGAGGCACGCAGCGCGAGCGGCTATATGCTCTCTGAGTGGGCAACCGGCATGAGCGCCGACAGCCCGATCCTCGACTTTCCGGGCGCGATGCTGATGCTCGCAACGCAAGGCGACTTCTGGCCGCTGCGCTGGGCAACGCTCGCGCCGCAGGATGGCGATCCGGGTTACTTGCTTGCGCAAGTGAAGCTGATGGGCGCAGCCGAAGCCTACTGCGTGTACCCTGCCGCGTCGGCTGCCGCTGAGCCGGCGTGGCATGAGCCATTCTCGCAGGGCAACTTTGACCGGCGCGAGGAGATCTTCGGCGAGCGCGCCTACATCGGCGTCTGTACCGTCGCGGATCTGCGGCACGCATGCAAGGCGGGCGGCACTCGCACGACCTCGTTCCACAGCAAGCCGGACGGCAGGACGACGCCCGTGATCTTTGCGTTCCGCGACGACGGCAGCGTCCGCGCGCTGCCGGTCGATGATGACTACCGCATGGACTGGGTGAAGGCGCAGCCGGAGGACGTCGCGCGCATCGCGATTCACGCGCGATTCATCGAGCCGCTCCTGGGCTCGCGCTCCGTGGGCACGCCGGTCACGGTTGAGATCGGGCAGGGCATCGGCGGGGGCAAGACGCACAACATGCCGGTTGTGCGACTGACGGTCACGCCGGGCGCGGGCGTGTATGCGCGCGCCCTGGTCGCATCGATGCGGTTTGACCCCCACCACGGGGTCGACATCGGCGTGCGTCCTGACGACGGTTGGAGTAACGAGTGACCGGCTGAGAAGGAGGGGCTATGCAATTCACTCAGGCTGAGAAAGGCGAAGCGCTCGCTTATTGGGGCAGCCTTCGCGCCAAGCTCGCTGCGCGCCTCGAGGCACTTGAAGAGGGGCGGCTTCACGACGAGCTGCCGCCATCGGGGCGGGGTACGTTCTGGCAGACGGCTGATGCGCAGACGCTGCGCGACGTCATCGATCACACTGATGAGCAGATCGCGCTCTTGCGCAAGGCGCGTTGCATCGACTGACGATCGGCGACGGTAAAGGAGGGGGCTATGCCGACACCACCGACGAAGGCGCCCGTGCGCATCACGATCAAAACGTCAACTGAGCCGCAGCGCGCCTTCTGGGCGTCAGACGCACGGTTCAGGCTCTTCGTCGGCGGTGTCGGCAGTGGCAAGACGCACGCGGGCGCCATCGAGGTTCTGCGCATGCCGGCGCGAACGGTCGGCATGGTGATCGCGCCAAACTTTCGCATGCTGCGCGACGCAACGCTCCGCAGCCTGCACAGCGTCCTCGGGCGCATGATCGTCGATGAGCAGAAGGTCAACATGAATCTGACGCTCAGCAACGGCACTACCGTCATGCTGCGCTCCGCTGACGATCCGAGCCGCCTGCGCGGCCCGAATCTCGGCTGGGCGTGGCTCGACGAGGCGGCGATCATGGACCGCGAAGTATGGGATGTCGTCATCGGGCGCCTGCGCGAGGCGCCCTCTCGCGCCTGGCTGACGACGACGCCTGCCGGCATGAATTGGGTCTACGACGTCGCGCAGCGCGCCCACAGCGATCCGGATTATGCCGTCATGCGCGCATCGACGCGCAGTAACCCGTATCTGCCGCAGGGCTACGTTCAGTCGCTTGCGACGTCCTACACGTCAGAGTATGCCGCCCAGGAGATCGACGGCGAATTCCTCGCCGCAGGCGGCGCGATCTTCAAGCGCGACTGGTTCACGTTTGTCACGGAGGTACCGCGCGGGCTGCGCTGGGCGCGATACTGGGATCTCGCGATGTCTACTCGTAGCACAGCCGACTACACGGCATCGGTCGCTGTGGGCATGGCGCAGGACGGTACCGTGTATCTGCGCGATATGGTACGCGGCCGATGGGAATGGCCCGACGCCCGGCGCGTCATCATCGACACCATGGAGCGCGACGGTGTCGGCACGCATCACGCAGTAGAGGCGGCAGCGCACGGGCTCGCCGCTGTGCAGGAGCTGCGGCGCGATCCGCGGCTGAGCAAATACGGGCTGCGCAGCATGCGCCCTGACGCTGACAAAGTATCGCGGGCGCTGACGTGGGCGGCGCGCGCTGAGCAGGGCAAGATCGCGATCCTGCGCGGCGCCTGGGTCGCCGACTTCCTCGACGAAGTGTGCCGATTCCCAAACGGTCCGCACGACGACCAAGTAGACGCAGTGAGCGGCGCAATGCCGATGCTGCGCTCGATCAATTTTGTAGGCGTGAGATAAGGGGGCTACCATGATCGTCGATTTGCGGATCGGAGACTGCCGCGACGTCCTGCGAACGCTCGAGCCGGAGAGCGTCGACGCAGTGATCACGGATCCGCCGTACGGGCTGAGCTTCATGGGCAAGGACTGGGATCACGGCATACCCGGTCTTGAATTCTGGCGCGCCGTCTGGCGCGTCGCAAAGCCCGGCGCCTACGTGATGGCGTTCGGCGGTACACGGACTTTTCACCGCCTCGCATGCGCCATCGAGGACGCGGACTTCGAGCTGCGCGACGTAGTGCTTTGGCTCTACAGCGTCGGATTCCCGAAGAGCCATAACGTCAGCAAGGCGCTCGATCGCGAGGCAGGCGCTGAGCGCGAGCAAGTGCGCATCGACGGTCGCGACGTGCGCAACCCGAAGGCTCACGGGGCAGGGCGCGACGGCACGCCCGGCGCGACGAGCCCATACATCGAGCGCGGCATGCGCGAGGGCTTTCATATGATCAGCGGCGATACGCCTGTGACGCCGGAGGCGAGCGAGTGGCAGGGATGGGGTACCGCGCTCAAACCATGCTGGGAGCCGATCATCATGGCGCGCAAACCGCCTCGCGGCACCGTCGCGCAGAACGTCCTGGCCTACCGCACGGGCGCGATCAATATCGACGCGCTGCGCATCCCGATCCCGCCTGACGATCCGATCCGCGAAGGCGAATGGACGGTTCACGCAAGCCGCATCGGGCTCGGCGGCAAGAGCGAATCCGGCTTCGTGTCATCGAACGCCATCGGCGACGTGCGATCGAAGATGAGCAGTGAGCTGGGCCGATGGCCCGGCAACGTCCTGCACGACGGCGCGCTCGACTTTTCCATCAGCGCCGCCTCGCGCTTCTTCTACTGCGCAAAGGCGACGGCAGAGGACCGCAACGACGGCTGCGGCGATTTGCCGGAGCGCTATGCCGGACCGCTCCCGATCGGCGCCAACCACCACCCCACAGTCAAGCCCACAGCGCTGATGGCATGGTTGTGCCGCATGGTCGCGACGCCGACGGCGACGATTCTCGATCCGTTCTGCGGCAGCGGT